TGGTTATTTGCACCGAATGTATTAGCGTTATTGTTTGCACCTGACAAAGTAACGGATGGAGTAGCTTCCTGTGTAGATGTATTGCCACCTCCACCACCTCCACCCGGAGCAGTACCACCCGTAGCACCACCACCACCAAGAGCAGCTAAACCTTTTGCAGTAGCAGCGACAGAAGCAGCTATTCCTATTCCCGCACCAATTTTGTTTCTTGCAATTTCACCTGCTGCTATTGCAGGACCTCCAGGAATTAAAGCATATTTTAAAGTAACTGCTGCGTTAGCTGCTGCCGTGTTAATTATAATCTTCGCAATACCTGCTGCATTTTCTGCTATCAATAAACCTTTTTGAATAGCTTTATTTTTCTCAAATACATTTTTAAGAAGACTAATTCCTGAAACTGCTAAATCTAAATTTGCGTTTTGAATAGCTTTCTTTGCATCTGCAACTGCTTGTAGTGTAGCTATTTCTTTATCAGCAGCAGCTTTATCAGCAGCAGCTTTATCTATTGCTTCTTGTGCTGCTTTGGCTTTATCTTCTTCTTTCTTTGCTGCTCTATTTGCAGTAGCCGTAGCAACAGAAGCCTGAAGTTCAAGTGCGTATTTTTCTCTTATTTGTTTTTCAGTTTGAAATTCTTCTTCAGCATATAATTCAGTTAAACGTTTCTTTTCATCAGCAGTAAGTTTAGCATTAGTAGCTAAATCTTGTAGCATTCTTTCATGCTTTGTTTTGTTTAAAGCTAATTCTTTCGTGATACCGTCTTCTTGTGCTTCAAATTCTAAATCCTCAATTAACCTAATAGCTGCTAGTCTATCTTCTCTAAATTGTTTCTCTGCTGCGATTCTTGCTTTATATGCTTCTTGTGCTTTCTTATTACCTTCTTGAGTTAATTTAGATTGCTCATCAGATGCTTTTTTCGCTTCTTCTTTTTTACGATTAGATTCAGTCTTTTCAATAACTTCAATTTGATGCATTGAATCTTTAACTACTTCTCTTTGCTCGTTATAAGACTTTCTTAATGCTAAAATTTCTTCTTCATCTAAATCTCCGCTTAATCTTGCAGCAATCATTTTCTGTTTAGTAGCTTCTAATCTTGCAGCAGCAGTTTTTAAAAGCCAATATTGCTTTTGCTTCTCTTGGTATACAGTATTTTTGCCATCTAATTTAGCTAGTTCAATTTCTCTATCGTATCCACTTACAACTGATTTACTTTTTTCTTCGTATGCTGCTGCTGTTTTCTCTGCTGCTGCTGCTTGTTTATCTGCTGCATCTTCTGCTGCGTTATTAGACAACCCTAACCAATCGCACAAGTCTTTGAATCCTTGAACAACCATATCAATAGCATCACTAATGTAACCGAATACTTTACCCACAGCTTGAAGCACTGGCTTTAATATTCCTAGTTTATTCATTACTACACCAATGATAGCAACGATGGCTACAATCGCAGCAACTAATAAGAATATAGGATTGGCAAGTAAAGATAAACCGAATTGAACAAACGCTTTAGATAAAGTACCAACAACTGAAATCAAACCTTTTATTCCTGCTCCAATCGTTGCAGGTGAAATACCACCTAATGTCTTCTGAAACATTTTAGCCTTCTGTGCAGCTTCTTCAAAGTCTAATGACATCAAAGAATCTTTCATTGAACCAAACGAATTACTTACTTGTTCAAACTTCGAACCCGTAGCAAATACTGCTACTTGTTCATTAGCATCCGCAAGTTGGTCTTTAAGTAAACCTGCTTGTTCAGCAAGTTTAGCCATCTGTTTAGGGTCTGTTGCATTAGCAAGTTCACCTTTCAACTCCCTTAACTCAGATTTTATTTGAGCAAGTCCTTTAAGTTTGATTTCTATTTCAGCCATCAGATAACCATCATAGTGTTATTGTAAGAACTATTATCTTCGCAGTCTTCAGGTGGTTTAATATCTGAATCTTTATTTAAAGCAGATGTAAATTGTGGATACAACGCTTTCTCTTCAAGAATATATTTACGAACTCTTTCTTCGTAGAACGCAGCCATTTGAGAGTAATGGTCCATTACAAAAGCAACTTCACCTTGTCCAACGTTTTGAGAATACTCGCCACTTTGAACTTGAATACCTTTATTTTTAAGTTGGTAAGACAATCCAAACGCTGCTTGTTCTGCACTTCTCCAAGCTACAATAGGTTGTATCTTTTCAATCAATGTAGTTTCATCTGCATTCGCTGTTTGTGCATTGTAAACGCCTAGCAAATAGTTATAAAAATAAGTCCCTAATAAGAACTGTACACGCATATCTGAAGCAGGTTTGATATACGGAACAACATCGTTTACATCTACATTTTTAGTAATAGGTGTATTGTTTTTTAAGTATGCTTCTGTTATAAAGTATATCATTAGAATGTAGATTGAGTTTGAGATTTAACAACGTCACCATCTGCGATTGGAGAAAGTCCTGCCATTGCACGAATCTCATTTGGAGTCATTGATTCAAGTACTTTTGTAGCAACTAAAGGAGACATTGAATTTAAAGCAGTAGTAACAGTAGAGCCTTCGTCTTTAATTTCTGTTATTGCTTCGTTTATAATTTGGAAGTTTAGTATTTCAATCTTCGCGTCAATACCTGCAACCTTTGTTAGTGAGTTAAAGATGTCTTGTACTTGTTCACGCAATGGAATAACTACATTTTTTTCGAATATAATGTACGCTTGTTTAATATCAGCACCACCGCCAAGACTTCCCGTAGTTCTAACTCCCATTAGAATAGGGTCAATCGTGTGAGCAAAACAAATCTGTTCAGTATTTAAATCTGAAGACTCCTTAAACATCTTATCATTATCCGAAGTTGGAACAGTCACAAGTTCTGGAAGGTCTTCTTTACGATTAGCGAAGAACGCAACGGCTTTTCCTGCGTTCTCAGCACCTTTCAACTTGTTTGTAGTATCTTTTATCAACTCCATTTCTTCGGGTGACTGTGGCTTCTTAGGAAACATCATAGCAAACGATGGAAAAATAGAGTTTTGAATGTTAGCTTTAGCAAAGTAAGATAGTTCACCACTTAAATAAGCGAAGTTTAAAGCACTTGTGTACTGTGGAATAGGATAAATATCTTGACCTACTGCATAATTCTCATAAACAAAGATACATTCACCATCTTTTAGTTCAGGATGGTAAGGACAATACGTTCTTATTTCACTTACATATTGCCAATCTTGATTCACAGAGTAGATTGATTTATCTTTATTAGTTCGAACCTTTTCTGCTCCTACCCATTTAACGCTTTTTAAGTTACCATTCTCTAGTCTTAAAATAAAATATACTCTATCGTGTAGGATAAGGTCTTTAGTAACTTGTAGCAATGATTTTTTAATATCAATCTTTTTACCGAATGCATACAAATCAACTTTATCCTTCATTGATAGTTTTGATTCGTCGTATTGATAACCTCCACCGATTACAGCGTTAGTTTTGTAGTTAACAATTGAACCATGCAAAGGAGAAGAATAATAGATTTGATTCCATAACTGCGGTGCTAAATTGTCGTTTCCGAATCTAATGATATTTTGTTGTTGTCTTCTAGTATCTACAAAAGGTAAACTCAAATTTGATTCAGGTACTTTCAAGAATGGAGTACTGAAAGATTGATATCCTTTATTTTCTACTTCTGCAACTTGTACAGTATTGTCTTTTTTAAAATTGCCAAATATTCCCATTATTCGTATATTGATGTTGATGTTCCTTCTACTACCATTCTACCTTCTTCTAATTCTGTTAAACCTGATTCTGTTGTATCTTCGTCAACTGTGATAGGGTTTTCACTTTCGTAGACTTTGTAGATATATTGACCGATTCTAAACGTTGCATCCACACCTTCTTCAAGATTGAACAGATTGTATCTTTCCGGATAAGGCGAAGTATCTGTACCCACCCAATACACGGGCGTTAAAGTCAAGTCAAATTCCCATTCAAACTTGAATAGAAAATAAGGATTTGCAATAGTCGCACTTTCATCTAGTGTTAAAGCAAAAGTATTGTTAGAATCTTTATTTAAATATATCATACTAGTATAAGTATTTAAATTAAAAAATGGTTAAAAACAAAAAAAGGGTAACTGTTAAGCCACCCTTTTAAAAAGATAATTAAGAAAATTATGAGATAGGAGTAGTTAAACTAGCAATCAAAGCAGAGTTAACTTCGTACGCCAAGTTCTCGTATTCAGCAACAAACGTTACCGAGTATTTAGAACCATCTGCTTTCGCTGTTCCTGAACCTTCAGATACTGCAGTAACTTGTGCATTTGGAAAATACCAATACTTACCATTAGCATCACCTACAACTAGAGCCAAGTCTCTTTGCCCTTCACCTAGAACTTTAATAGCTTTAGATTTAGCAGCCTCACGTCTGTGAAACATTAATGTAACTGTTCCCGTTGTGAAAGATGAACCGTTGATTAAATCAGCAGCAACTTCTTCTGTATAATTTCCCGTATTTCTTTTAAATTCAAATGCTACGAACTCATCAACTAGAGTCCCGAAAGAAGATATAATCCAGTTAGCCTGAACTATTGTTCCTAAGTTATCCATATCGTTGATTAGAATCGAAGTAATGCCACCGATATTATTGTCGCATCCTTTTGTGATTGTTTCTAAAACTGTACAAGACATATAAAAATGTATTAAGGGAAGGTATTTCACTCCCCGTTATTATTAATTAATTACGATGCAACGCAGTCACCGAAGAATACAATTTGCGTAGGGTTAGTGATATAGAAACCAACTTTAAAGTCAGCTCTTGCACCAATTCTACGGTCAAGTGTAGTCTTAGAGAAATCTACAATTTGCAAAGAATCCATATCTCCTTCAGCATCTAACGCATAAACGAAGTTGTTAGGGTCTGTCAAGATAATTGTATCAGCAGGTAAACCATATTCAACTACAATTTTAATATCTAAGAAAGAAAGATTTAAAGCAGCAGTAGTATAGTTGATTGTGTTAGCTGAAGCAGTAGCAATACGGTAAGCTGTAGCAACGTTTGGAGAAACTTTGAATTGTAAGTTAGCACCTGCGTTAGTTAACATCTCATCTGTAGCCAAAGTTAATACATCACCTAAATCATCAACAACAGTTGAAGCAGTAACAGTGTTTTGAGCAGCACGAATGATTCCCGTTGCAGCACAGATTCTTACTAACCATCCGTCACATTTGTTTAAGATAGCGTTACCTGAACCCGTGTCACCTTGCCACATAATCAAAGCTAATTCTTCATGAGCCTTGTTAGACATTTGCTCCCAGAAGTAAGTCATGAAAGATGCAACTGTGAAATCACTATTTGAACCTTTAGACATTTGGTCAGCTAACCAAGATTGCTCTAATTGATATTGACAGATAGAAGTTTGAACAGACAATGCACATACGTCAACTGTGATAGCATCAACTGTAGAATCTGTTGGTGTGAAATCACAATCAGCAGCTTGAATCAATTGGTCAAACAATACGTTTGCGATTTTTGTAGAATTTTTAATGCCAGGTAAAACTCTGAAGTTTCCTGCTGCACTTCCCATTCCGTAAAGACGAGAATAGAATTCAATTGGGTTTGCTTGAAGTAACGCGTTAGTCTCAACGGTCAAGTCAAATTTATACTTTTTAGCCATTAGTTTGTTTTTAAAAAATTTGTTATGTTTGAAAATCTTTGCATCCCACTTAATTCCATTTGAACTTCTTCAGAAGGGGATTCTTCTTTAGAGTCAGTTAATTCATTTTTCAAATCTGCGATTAATTGTAGAACCTCTTTGAAGCGTTCGTCCAATAAAGGATTTACGATTGCAAGAATTGCTTCAGCATCAGTCGCAGGGTCTACAGCCATTTCAGTTTCAGCAACTTCAGAAGCCATTTCTTCTTCTTCAACTGTTACTTCTTCTTCTGCTACTTCCTCCATTGCAACTTCTTCCGTTACTTCTTCTTCAACAGGTACTTCAGCCATCGCAGTTTCATCCTTAATCTCTACAACTTCTCCATCTTTTACAACGTAGATTTTGCCATCGATTAGGTGTTCACCATCGGGTAACTTCATACTATATTTATTTATTTGATTACTTAATTTAAGACCTAGAAAACCCTCGATTGAGAATCCAACTTGTCCGTCTTCTACAAGTTTGTTATAATATTCTACATCAGTAATCTGTGCTGTCATCATTAACGTTCCTTTAGGGACATCTATTCCGAATGTAGAAAATGCTTTATCTTTTTTTGGTTCGTCTACTAACCATGTCTCCAAAACATAAGCAGGTACTGTTTGCCCTGCGTCATGTTCTAGATTAAATAAATCTTTATTGTTTAGATTAAACATAAAATCTTTAAATAGATTCTCTATCTCATCTTCTGAAAACTCAACGTAGTATTCACCATCTTCATCTCTTCTATAAATCTCCATAGGAATTAAAGCGGGTGCAGTAATTCTATACTTCTTAGCATCTGAAAAAGATAGTTGTTTGTGTGAATGAAAAGCTACACCTTTAACAAGTACAGCAGGATTAGAAGTGAACGCAACTTGTTCAATTCCTAACGGTTCAACGCCATCATTATACTCTTCGTCTATTGTAACTTTGTAAGTTGGTATTCCTTCCATTAAAGATATAAGTATTATCTTTTTTGTTTGGTTATTTTTTAATCATTTTTTTTATTATATTTGTTTAAAAATTAATCATATGATAAAAATCGGAAGTAAAGAAGTGCCAAACGAAATCACAGAATTGACTGTTGAACAGTTTGAAAAGATTAGTAACTTGACTAATAACCAAGAGTTAGAACCGTTTGAAAAATGGAGTAGCATCTTTGTATCTTTAGGTGCAGACGTAGACGAGTTAGAAGAAACAGACTTCAATCAGTTTAAAGATTACATCGCAGAGTTTGTTAACGTATCAATCGTACCTAGTAAAGAATTCGTGAAGAGTATCGAAGTAGATGGTTACACATACCAATCTTTTGATGAAGAGTTTAAACTTAATGTAAAGGATTTAAAACTAATTGAAAAATGTATATCTCATTCTCCAGAGAATTACATCAGCAAAGTTTTAGCAATCTTATTTAAACGAACTGATTTAACAAAGACTGAACACTACGACGAATCGCATATTACATTCAAGTCGAAGTTGTTTAAGTCACAACCTGCCGAACTAGCAATACCTTTTATAGTTTACATTGGTGAGAAGTTAGGTTCAACAGCAAAACAAACAGTAGATGAAGCTACCGAAATCGTGGAATGATATAACGGTTGAGCAATTTAAGGAATTAAAGTCTTTGGATAACGAAGACTTTGATTCTTTATTTAGTCGTGAACTAGAATCTTTAGCTATTCTAACAAATTCTGATACAGATGAGTTTGAAGAAATGGATATTGACGAATTAATATCTACAATTGCAGAGATTAAGTTCATAAAGAAACCACCGACAAGCCAATTTAAGCACGATATAAACGAGTTTAAATACAAAGGTTGTAATAGCTTAACACTTGGTGAGTTTATAGACTTAGAAGTGTACTTTAGCAAAGACTATATTCTGCACTTACCTATAATTTGTGGTATATTATATCGTAAACATTCGGTAAATAGTTGGGGTGTTGAAGAAATTGAGCCTTATAAGTTCAATCCACTAGATAGAGTTGATGTATTTAATGAGTTACCTATCTCTTTTGTTTATGGAATTACTAATGATTACATAAAGTTTAGGGAAAACTTCTTGAAAGTGTATGAGAATCTATTTCAACCTACATTTGATATCGAAGATGATAGCGAAGAAATGGATATTGAAGATGTGAAAGCTGAAGAAGAAGAAAAGAAAGTGAGCCGTTGGAGTTGGGAATCTATTATTTGGAATCTTGCTAATGAAGATATAACAAAGGTAGACCAAGTTACCGACCTACCTTTAATTTTAGCTTTTAATTTTCTAAGTATGAAGAACGATTTACAAGTTTAAAGGTTAGCATCAAACGTACCATTCCAACTTCCATCAGGATCTCCAAATAGATTATACCTAACCACTACATTTAACTTTTCAACTGTGATTTTTCCGATGTCAAGGATTGGATAGTTTGCCACCATCCACTCGATATAAGAATTAACTGCTTCTTGTTGAAACTCTAAACCTAAAGTACTACGCAATGCATCTTTAGTTATGTATTGTCTTGCTATTGCACCACCATTCCAAAGGTCAGCACCTTTATCTAAGAACATATAATAATACAAAGCATTAACTGTTATGTATAGTTTATTCAAGTCACCCGTTGCAGAAGATACACGAACTGAATTGTATAAATCCCAAGTATCTGTAAGTCCTTTTTTCTTAATCTCGTTTTGAATTGCTCGTTGCAACTTCAATCTAGTTTTGTACTTTATGTTAAACGTTCCTGCCATGTTATTTAATTTCTGTTACGATAAAGTTAATTGCATCTATTGTAGCGTTTCTTGAAGCACTTGTATTTGTTACATGAATCTCTAAGTAGTCACCTGCAACGTGTGACACTACACAACTAAAAGATACATTCTCGGCACGACCCGCAGCATTTGCTGTTGCTTTAGTTTTAGATGGTGTTCTAATTGCACCTAGCTTACTATCAAAGAATCCAAACTGATATACATCTGAAGAAGTACCATTGAAAGACAACACACATTGAATAAGATACTTTCTAGTTATCGTTGCGTCGTTTGTTAGTCTGTTGTTCTGTGGCATTAAGTACTTTGAATTGTCTACACTAGCCGTTGTTGTACCGGCAACCTTCACGAATGTGTTTTGAGTTCCTATAGTCGTAGCTGTTGCATTACCTTGCATATAGATTTGACCATTCACAGCACTATTTGTAATACCAACACAGTTAATGAATAACGCTTTGTTTGAAGTTACACCAACACCATCTAAATAAGTACCACCACCACTGAAGTTAACCGTATCTAGTATGTATCTTTCATCTGCTATAGTTACACTTGCGTTTACATTTATACCAACAGTAGAACTAGAAGCAATCACAGAAGAGTAAATCATTCTAAAACGTCTAGTGATTACACAACTAGCATCTAATTCTATTATGTTACCAGCACCACCTGAACCTCTGAACAAAGAATTGTTTAAACCAATCGTTCCAATGCTACCCGTGAATCTTAATCCTTCTGAACCTAAGAAAGAACTCGTGTCAAATATGAAGTTATCACATTTATTAATCACACCAACGTTAGGGATATTAATAAAGTTTACTGCCTTCCAATCTAAAGCTACCAAGTTCGTGTTACCATCAATTGAGAAACAAGTACCAATGTCTTTAAATGATATACGTTCTAAAACAATTGTGTAGATAGAAGTGATTAACGGAGTTGATGCACC